CCCTCATCTGTTGTTGGAAGTATTGCGTTTCCGCTTGCCGCCTTCCGCTCCCGCTTCCCTCTCTGTTCTCGCCGTGTACGGAACGCATAGTTCGACTCAGATGTTTCTTGTGCGGACGCCATGTACGCGTCAACGGATTCACCGAAATCCCGTGTTGCGATATTGTACGCGCGTGATGCTTCCCTACCAAGCTTATCTGCACGCGCTTGATGTCCAGCAGCCTCCTCTGGAGTCGAAGCAGCTGCAGCGAGAACCTTTGCGTCTTGCTGGCCGAGTTTCGCTTGTGCAGCATAGAGCAACTGAGATGCAGATGCTGCCCCCTGCACAATCACGCCGAATCCGAAAAACGCCGACTTTGCTCTGTTTATCCATTTTAGTGCGCCACCATCTCCGAAAAACTTTTTCGCTGTCTCGCCAAACGCTTTTATATCTTCAGACGCAGATTTCTTGAAATCAGAAATCGCTTTATCCAGACCGCCTAGCTCCTCCACTATTTCAAGGATGACCTTTGTAACTTCGTCGCCTACCTCTATCGAGACGACTGTTAGCGCGGACAACATTTTTGCAAACTTAAATCCGGTTGTATCTGCTATTTTTTCGAACGCTACATCTGATGCACCAGTGCTGTTTGTCAGCGCGTCGATATCTCTTTTAAAGCCTTTGGCCTGCTTCCCAGTCAGCGCCAGTACGCCCGCCATCCCGCGCACGTTCGGGAATAGCTTCGCAATAGCAGCTGCGTCGCCATCTGTGGCGGTCTTGATTAGCTCAAGGGTTTTCGCGAACCCTCTTGCCCGCACTGCTGTCAGGGACATATCTATTCTAAGTTTTTCGTACAGCTTTTGCGCCTCTTTCGAAGGCGCGAGCATTTGCGTGAAAGCACTTCTAATCTGTGTTACCGCCCTAGCTGTATCTATGCCACCTCTTGTGATAGTTGCTATACTCGCGAATACTTCCTCTAGTGAGAAGTTCAGCTGTGACGCTATTGGTAAAACGGCCCCCATTGACTCGGCCAGTTGCGGAAACTTAGTCTTACCTTTCTCGATTGTCTTGAATATAATATCGGAAACACGACCAGTATCTTCAAGCTCAAGTTTATACGCATTCAGTACGCTCGTGAGCAGGTCTGCCGCAGTTTTCGTATCAGTAATTCCGGCTACTGCCGCTTTTCCTGCCTCTCCCAGGAAAGCAATGGCTTTTGCGGCACCAACCGACGCGGACAGTGTTTCGTATAGACCTTGCGCAAGTCGTGTTGGGTCTTTCCCGAGTTCAATCGCTAGATTCTTGATATCCTCTGTCATTTCCTTCATATCAACTTTGGAGGTATCTACAATCGTAGATACCTCCGCCGTCGCTTTTTCGAACTTAAGAGACTCTCTTGTCGCTAATGCTAGACCTGTTGCAATCGCGGTCAATCCAAACATGCCAATTCGCGCCATGTCATTAGCCGCGCTACGCGCTCTTCCAGCAACGCGATTAAACCCGGCGACGTGTTTGTTTAACCTTTTTAGTGTTCTCGAAAACCGCCTTGCCGAGAGTCTTGCCTTTCTATAAGACCGGCGTAAAGACTTAACTGCTTTTTTTAAGTTCTTTGTGCTGGTGGCGGACTTCCACGCCACTTTTCCGTATAGGCGAATCGTTTTGTTGAGTGTGCTCGCTCGCATGTTAAGACTAAATACAGATTTCCGTGCTGATGACAGAGCGCCTTTAAATTGAGAGCCAACCTTGGCTCCTAGCTCGATCATCAGTTTTTTAGTGGCCATTTTACCCGCCGATCTTTCCTTCGATTTCGTTTAGACGGTCAATGCGCTCTAACTCTTTCTCTTCTTCGTGCATCCACAGAAACCATACTACGAAGTCAGAGTCAATCGCGCCGCCCTGCATCTTCCATAGCCGATACTCGCCGTATATGCGCTTGCTGTCTTCGCTCCATTCCTCGACATAGTTGCGGCACCTCTCGCAGTTAGGCGGTGAAGGGCGAGGCGTTGGAACGCCAGGAAAGCTCTCTACTATTTCGCCCTTCGGCGTTATAAGCCACTTCTTGCAAACCTCGCAGCGTTCCAGGTAGCCGGGGTTACGCCACCTATGGCGCAACCCCTCTATCAGTTTTTTCCTGCGGTCATAGATTCGGCGATTTTCGTGAACATGGTCAAGAGGATTTCCGTATCCTCCATCCGGTCGATAGCGTCTACCGTATAGTCCTCGGAGAGCGACCAGCCGATAAGACAGGCTTTGAGAACGTCAAGGACCAATTGCCCGATCATCGCCTTGTCTTCTGAACCGAATACCATTGACATTTGAATTTTAGTGGCAGTCGATGGTCGTTTGAACTCAATTTCAAACGAATCGAAGTCCTCTGCCTCAATCGTCGCCTTGAGTGTTTCCGCTACCGCGTCAGCGCTACGGAACTGAATCTGCTTCTTAGATTTAGCCTTAGCCATTTCATTCCCTCCGATAACAATTTACGAATCCGTAACCGTGACAGTAAGGAACGCCCCCGCCGTCGTGGTGAACGCTTCACCGATAAGCGTTGCCATGATATCGCCATTGCCGGGAATGTCTGGGATGCCGTCGCCCTGGAACCGTATCCCGCCGAAGTTGAACGCAATGCTTCCGTCTGTCTGCGTAAGCGTGATCGTCATTTGATTCTCGGCATTCGTCAAGCACTGCTCGATAAAGGTTGCGTTATCCGCGTTCCACGGCAAGGACAGTTCGACCGTCGCCTTGTACACCATCGCGTCAAGGTGCGTGCGCGTGAGGCTCTGCCGGAACTTTCCGTCCCCAACGCCTTGATCGAAAGTCAACTTTGTGGATGCAGGGTGTACAGTGCTTGTACCGTCAATAATAGTAACCGTCAAATCGCTATGCAGGTACGGCGTCGCGCACATAGGCGCGCCAACAGAACCGGCAGTAGTGCGCGTACCACCGCCTAATGCAGTGAGGTTGAACGCAATCGGCGCTTCATCTTCGCCGCTAATCTCAAGTACGGGAATCCAACAGTCAGCATAGGTAAACGTTCCCTGCCCGTCGTTAACGATAATGTCAACCGTGTTGTCGGTCCCGTTTACGTCGGTCGGGAGCGTGTAGGCACTCCCGGAGAAATGCGTTGCCAAAAGAATCTTAGCCGTCGCGTGAGTAGCCGCGGTAATCTCAAGCGGCCCGGCATTGTCGATCTTGAGCGGGAAGCGCGTGCATCCACTAGGGTAGCGTGTACTCCCGAGGTATTGATCCCATTCGTTGTACGTGACAGTCGGTTTCAACCCTACATTCGTAGCGAATTGAATCGGAGTTGTGCCGATTTTCAATCCGGCGGAATGCCCTTGCAGCGCAACCTTAGAAAAATCCGCCATGATATCCCCTTATCGGCAAGTGTAGTGGACTACCTGCATTCTCACAGGCGCGACGCATAGATACCCGGTACCCGGTGATTTCCAGATAATAGGCTCCATGCGGATATTTTGAATGTACGACGTGCTAAGCCCTGACACGCGCCGCGTATTGAACCCTTCAATAACACCTTGCGCCAGCTTGACGAGAGCCTTTTGTTTCGCCTCCGTCTCCGCCGTTTGCACAAGGTCAACCTTGAGAGAAATCGTATGCTGGCTTGAGCTTGTAGGTGTCGCCTCTATGTCGTCAAGGTCCGGGTATACCCACGCCTCCGCCGACGCGAACTCTTTATCGTATGGATAGAGAGCCGTTGACACGCTTAGGGCCGTACCGCTATCCTTTAGCCCTAGATTTGTCACGTCATCCGCGATAGCTTCCGCCACCAGCCAGGCGATCGGGTCTTCTCCGTCTGTGATGCGTTCAAATACAATGCTGCCTACGGTTTTACCTCCACTATCTGTGGCCTCTAACTTGAACCAGTACGCGCCGGAAGACGCAACAGAATATGTTCCGCTACCGTCGCCGGTTTGCATACCGCTAGTTGTCCACGTATCCCCCGTTCCTGTCTGGTACGATATGGTATTCACGGAGGATGAATCGCCTCCAGTGATCTCGTATACGAAATCAGTTCCGTTCTCAAGGTCGGAAATTGTCATCGTTCCTTGCGCCGGAGGATTAGAACCCGTGCCAGCCGTAAACGCTGTCCATGCGGATGCGTTAGCGGATTCGTCAACGCTACGCGCGTAATACATAATCGTGGTTCCGGATACATCTTCATTGATCCAGTTGCTGGCAGGATGATCGTAATCCGTTCCGTCGTCGCGGAATGTCCAATAACTAGACGTTCCGCTATCCCATACAGGAAGACCGCCTGATTCCTGCAAATAATTCTCCACTGAATCAATTGTACGCCTCAATTCGCAATGGTCATAATCCGCGTCTGTAGGCTCTTGCCAAATCATCGCGTAGTTGTTCGTATTGAACAGCGAAAACTCGTTAGATGTCGGTACTCCTGGAGGCGTTACATCTGTCGAATATGTTGTCATTGAAAAATCAGTAAACGCAGATTCCGCAAGCACTCCTGTGACCTGTACTTTTTGATATCTGTATCGCAACCCTGTGTCAGCCAGCGCCCTATATTCAGTCGGCGTTAGCCATGTACCATTCCAGTCGGCGTTCGCAATCGCGTCCGCCGCGTTAGAAAACCCTTGCGGAGAGGCTGCATCTGCAATCTGGTATTTGATCGTACCCGAACCGATATCCGTATCGTCAGCAGTTGAATTGTCCCATGCAAAACCATAGGCAGCGTCGAGATATAACTGCGCGGAATCATGCGTCAGGAAAACCACTTCTGGCGTGTTATAAACTACGGCACCGGTATTGAACGGCAGAGTCAGGCCAGACCACGCGACCACGTTGTCGTAGTCTGTCACCACCCCGCCAGACGTGAAATAATCTGCGACAACACACATATTCCCAGTTGTGCCGAACGCCTGCGACAGGGTATCTATAGTTGTCCACGCGTCTGTCTCTGCCTCACGAACATATGCAACAAAGTCATTAGTTGTTCGCTCTAGCCGTAGCTGGCATGGACCACTATTCACTGCCTCAGTAATGACGCCTAGATTCCTTGTCCCGGCAACCCATTTACCGACTTGCGTCTTCCATACTCCAGTCTGGTAATAATGGTATATAAGAATATAGTTAGTATCGTCCACGCGGTAACACAGCCCGGTAAATGCCAAATCAGCTGTTGCATAGGCCGCAATATCAATCTGGACATCAAAGTTCCCGTCAGTTGCGGCATCAAGCAGAACACGCGGGCACGTCGCTAGGCTGCCGGGACTGTCGGTAATACCTCTACTGCTCGTAGGGGTCGTAAGCCGCGCCACTCCGCCCGTGATTGCCGCCGCTCCGGAGGCAAGCCCCTGCTGCAAAGTTATACCGGTCGCGGCAGAGAAATCATGAAACTGCAATGATTCAACGGTGCAGTTCGTTCCGGCTGTAAAATTAGCGGTGTCGGTGAAATCAGCCATTATCGCTTTTCTCCGCCACGGTCCATGCGGTCATTCTCGTCTTTCTTCATCACTTTCTCGCAGTGTTCGCAAATTAGGCGCGGCTTTCCTTTGATCCAGATGGCGTGTACCGGCCTGTCATGCGTACAGAACTCGCATTGCCGTCTACGTGTTGCCATCATGTCGCATCTTCCCCAATAGCCATAGACCTATCGCCATGATAATCAACTCCGTAATCACTATTTCCTGGATAGATATTGTCAAGCATCTCTCCTCCCAGATAGGAGTTTGTCGATTTTGTCTTCTATTCGGTAGCGCCATTTCTCGGTTCGCGCGTCGGATGCTTTCATGCTGTTTTCTAACGCGTCAACCCGATCCGTAGAGGCGTAGCTAGTGGAGAGGAACGCCAGGATGCTTATGATCGCCATAAGAAGGGCAACGGCTACCTTCCACGGCATACTGCCGTTAGTCTGTTGAGTCATCGTATTCTCCCGGATCTGGGAGAGCGTACCAGCCCTCGGGAATGTCGAGCTTGCCTTCGATCCATTTACCGCTTGCATCTCGCGCCCAGATAGGACAATTCTTGATTGCCTTGCGGATACGGACAGGCGCGCCGTCAGGGACGTATACTGTCCTTGTGAAGCACCCCCCGCAAGCGAGACTCAAGAGCATGATCCCGGCTAGAATCTTCCGCCGTGTCATCTGCTTTCTCCAGTATGGCCGGTATGATCGCGCCTAAGATCAACTCGATAACCGGCCAGATAGCCGCCAAAAGTCCTGTCATTTCGCCTTCACCTTACCCCGAGAGGCGGTATAGCCGAGTTGAGCAAGCACGGCCGCAACGCCGCCGATGATCTGCGTAGCAACGCCACTTTCAGGAAGCGCGCCACTGGCAAGCACAGCGCCTACAATCATCGCAGCCGTCGCCATCCAGAACTCGGTAGTCTTGTAGCCGGGTTTCAGTTCAACCACAACTTCGGGTTTCTTCGCAGTAGCCATGTTATTTCCCCCTCAAAAGTCTCTTTTCCACACCTTTGTCCATCACGCTTACGATAAACGCGATATCTGTATTTGTCAGTCCGAGCATAGGACGACTCGGAACTTTCTTTCCTCGATAAGTGCCGCCGCCTTGCAGAGTATGTAGCGTAGAGAACCGGTCTGGAATGCCGTACCACATCCCTGTTTTCCACATAGCAACCTGTTTGCCGCGCTTCGCGCCCGTGATAGGGGCGGTTAGGAAACCGTAGAACTTAGTAGTCCGTCTCGCAGGTCCAACATCACCGCCACCGGTTCGGTAAATTGCCTTGATCTTCCTGGCGACGTTGCGCTTGCTTTTACGCAAAAACCGCTTTACCTTTCGCTTCTGCTTTACCGTAGTTATTTTAATTCTAACATCCTTGCCGCCGCGCTTCTCGATTGGTCCTACATCGCCGACCTTCGGCAACGGCCTTTGCCAGCGCGGTGCCCACGGTACGCCGTCAGGAGAGCGATGCCCTCTAAAGTTCTTGCCCGTCTGCCTCCGGATATACGCCGCGCTTTTCCGCCACTCCGGCAGCCATCCCCACTTGGAATCATCGGCTAACTCTTTTATCCACCGATTAAACTGAGGGAGTGTCATTTCTGCCATAACCGCTCCAGTGACATGGCGAGAGCGAGACGGGCCGGAGGAATCCCGCCCCGCCCCCGCATGTCGAAGGTTACGCGGGCTTCACAATGCCGTTCGCCCGAAGAATCGCCTTGATTGCGTTGACTTCGGTAGCCAGTTCAGAAAAGTTGTTGTTGATAACCACATCGGTATCGCCGGAAGCCGTACCAGCAATAGCCGAAAGAGTTCCGGATGCAGTACCAGCCGTAGAGTCAAGCGTATCCGCATCCGCGTCGCCAGCGCCGTAGCGGTTCAGGTCAACAAGCGCGGGAGTAACATTCGTTCCGCCAGCCTCAACGAATCGACCTACGGCATTGTCTGCACTGCCGACAGTAGCGGTAATCGCTCCGCCGCCAGCCGTCCCATTATACGGCGTACCGTCAATGTTGAGGTACGCGGTATCGCCAGCCGAATGCGCCGTGTGGTCGCGGGGGAAGTTGAAATACCCGAGCGTAGACATCGATCCCTTGATGCCAGCAGCGATATCGGCAATGGCAACGCCGATAGTATCGCCTTGACGCACGATCTGCCCGGCATTTACCGCCGTCCCAGCGGTGTAGTCTTCAACGTCGATGCCTTTCTTGTAGCGCCAACCAGTAAGAGCCATTAGTTTCTCCTCTCCCATGTCTGGGATTCGTGAAGTTAAAGTTACGCACCAGCCGAGAACACGCCCGTCCGGTCCATCGCCTTGACACCGACATCGTGGTGGACTCGATAGGTAATCCCGAGAGTATCCGGATCAGTCGTGAAGCTCTGGACCTGCGGAGCCTCTTGCCCGCTAAGGTGCACGACGCGCATGATTTCAGCTTCTGCGGGAGACGGGAGAAGGTACCAGCCAGTCGAACTGTATCCGGTGTAGTTGCTGTTCGACAGGCGCGGCTCGACAACAACCTCGGCAAAACCGTTGAACTGGTTCTTGGTACCAACCCGCTCATTCTTTCCGGAGACAACCTTTGCGGAGTTAACAAGGTCGTTAGCCCAAACCTTGATAGCCGGAGGAACGAGAAGAATCGACGGCTGAATGTCAAGCTCTACGCCCGTCTTGTCCTTGAAGTTCATAAAGAGCGTATCGGCCTGTGCCATCGCAGCCCAAGAAACCGTCCCGTCAAGCGCGGACGTTCCGCCAGAGTTGTAGTTGCCATAGGTCGCGTTGAACAGCGCATTCCCGTCAGTCAGCGTACCGTTCGCAAGGAGCGCGGTATAGACAAGCTCACTCTCGTTACGGCGCGCGTTCCGGCCAAGTCTCGCGGGGATCTTAGTAAACGCATCGGTGTCATCGTTTATCATCTGCTTGCGCGTGAGAGTGATAAGCTCTCCATACGTGGAGATTTTGTACTCCTCGTATTCCTCGGCCTGCGTCCCGTGCGGGAACTCTCCGCCGTCGCCGATCTCTGCGAAGCTCGAACCGACAAGCGAACGGATCGCGGTATGGGTATGGAAATCCTTGACGGTTGAAGTAGTACACCACTTCGACCACGTCTGCGGCTGCTCCAGATAGGAGCGCATCACAACCTTGCGCGCGATGTTGCCCAGAGTCTTTTTGAGCGTGGTGGTAGAGAACGCCTCGCGAATCATGCTCTCCGGGCCAGTAGGAACGCGCTTGCCTTCGCTCTGGAGCGCCATACGGCAGAGAACCTGCGGAGACATCGAGCGAAGGTCGCCGTTCTTCTCGACCTTGTCCATGACCTCTTCGCCGTAGATGCTCAGTGCGGTCTTGGTCATCCCAGAAGCGCGAATCATCGACGCCTCAAGCATGTCGCCGGTCTTCTCACCGCTGGACACGTGGATCGCGGGGAAGCCGATATCGCGCTTGCGGGTATCGCGGTAGCTCTGGAGGAAGCGCTTCTGAGCCTCTTCGACGGTGTCGCCAGCGCGTACAGCATCATTCACCACGTCTTCCGGCATCTCGTTCTCTTCGCCGAGAGTCCGGATGGAGGCGTGAAGCTCTTTACGTTCCAGCTTCAGCGTCTCTTCGGCAGCGCGCGCGGCGTCAAGCGCGTTATTCGCGAAGTCAACCGTGACAACGTCCTTATCCTCGATCTTGTCTTCGCGCTTCACCTCTTCTTTCGTCTCGCTCTTGCGGGAAGCGTCGTACATGACCTGCCAATCCGCTACCTGCTTCTCGTCCAGCGCGTCCACATTTTCAACGCCCCGGCCCAGGATGAACTCCTTCAAGCCCTTGTCCATGTCTTTCTCCTTACTCCTAAACTCAACAAAACTATCCGAATCCTCCCGAGCTTCTGCGTTAGGATCGGCACCAACCGCAACTGCACTAAGTTCTTTCAAATCCCACTTCTTGCGGATGCGTAGATCAAGTTTTCCGGCCTTGTATTCTGTCCCGCGAACCTTGGCTGTCTCGCCAGCCTTTACAGAAACCGTGTCGTCCTGCGACGGATGGTATCCGACGCTGAAATCGGTAAGGTGTCCGTCGGAGTAAAGCGCAAACGCGCGCTGGCTGTCTGGGTCGCTTGCGAAGAACGCTTTTCCGACCAGCAACCCGCCTTCCGGCTTGATATTGCGCACGCTGCCGAAGACGTTGCGGGTGGTTCCCCTGTCGTGAGAGTCTACAAGCGGAATCTGCGGCTTGTGACGCGCGCCAGATGGGATAAGGACTTCGTCAACCTCGCTCCCGCTCCACCATTCATACATTCGCACGGGCATGTCCGAGGAGAGGATAACCTCCATCGAACTCTCTTCTGCGTTGATCGTGTCCGCGCGGCACGTCATCTGCACGGAATACATGCGCGTTTGCTCTTGCGCGCGCTCCATAAACCGCTTGCGCCTGGAGCGCCTAGTCTTCGTCTTCGTCTTTTTCGTCATCATCTTCTTCCTCTGCTTCCGGAGGGTTGGGAGGGAGAGCCTGCGAATCAGTTAAGGCCATTTCGCCAATCATTTTGCGTTCGGTTGCCCACTGCGCAAGCTCTTCCTTCCAATCCAATCCGAGTTCAGCGTAAATCCGTTGATGCGTCTTGCTGCCATTCTCCAGTTGCGTCTTGTTTGCGTTCGCTTCTTTCGCCGGGTCTACGTGTACGTAGCCCTGCCATAACGCCCGCCATTGAGTCAATGCCATTTCATATAATTCAATCGGGTACTTGCCCATCGTCATCATCTTGAACTCTGCGGTGAAATCGGCAACCGCAGGACCGATAAACGACCGCTCCCGGCTCTTCTGCGTGATCCCGATTGACCTGTGATACGCCTGCCAGTCTTGTCGCGTCGATGCGTAGTTGTAGCCCTTGCTATTCATGCTGACGACGTTGTACGGCATGTTTACCGACGCGCCGATCTCGACAAGCATCTCTCGCGAGAACATTTCGAATGTTGTCGCGGGTTGCTCTGGTTTGATTTGCGCAATCCTGTACCCGTCAGGCAAAGACGTGATTGTGGCGGGTTCAATGTCGACTATAACCGCACCGTCACTGCTGTTTGTGACTTCTGTCGCCGGGTTTGATGTTTCCAGGTACGCAGAAAATAGCGCAGCCTGTTCCGCAGCGAGGATTGTCGCGTTTCGATAACGCCTGAAATCGCAGAACCGATTGAGCGCCGCGCATATCTTCGGTTCTCCGCGCGTCTGGCCGGGGCGGGTAGTATTGAGTACGTGCTTGACCGCAGAAGCCGGGTATCTGGTAAACTCGGTTGACGTATCGAAACCGATACTGAAATTACTTCCAGGATGCTTTTTGCTTGCCCAGTAGGCTGTAGGCTTACCGTTCGCGTTTATCTCGATACCGGCCTGTACATTTTCTGTCGAACTTCCAACCATATCGAACGGAGTATCAATCCGGTCAGGTTCGATCATCATATAGCGGAGTGCTGGGATGCCCGGTATGCTGTCGTCGGACGTTGTAATCGCGAAATACTCTCCGGCGGGCATAATCTGTTGCTCTCCGAGGTGAAGCAGCTCTGTAAAGCTACACCGACCGCCAGCATCTGCGTTTGGTGCCCACGTGTTCCACATCTTCTCCCATGCGTCGTCGAACTCATCGTTTCCTGTACGCATTTGAATACGGAGGGACTTTCCGATGGTGTAGTTCGCGTTCGTCAACATGATCCCGCGCGCGTATGGATTGTTTCGAATTTCATGCCGCGCCCGGTTACGCATTGTCGCGAGTTCCGGGATGAGATCGGCGTCTGCATCGCCTGGTCCAGCGTCTTCCCATGTCTTTTCGCGGATTCTGTTCGTTGCCGCTCCGTCATAGGCCGCGCGCAACGCGCTAAGCGCCTTCGGGTTGCCCGGCTTCTTCTTGCGGAAGATACTGGCTATTCTAGACAATACGCTCATTGAGGGCTTCCCGGACGCACGTGGAACATTCGGATGCCAAGACTCTCGGTTACCGGGTTCGCCTGTGCCTGCATTTTCGCGATGTTATCCGCGTCAACGTCGTATTTGACTTCCAGATCCGGCGTCTTGATTTCCGCTACGCCGTCACGGTCGAAATAACTTTGTGCAACACTTTCAGCATCAGCCATATCATTTCCTCTGTATGCAGGTAATCGCCCACGCGGCATTGCCCTGGACCTCTTCGCCTTGCTCTACGGCTTCCCAGTTGCTCGTTCCGTCGTAGAACAGGCCACTCTTCTCCGGGCGGTCGGGCAGGTCGGACTTCTGTATCGTCCAACCCCTGTCGCCCGCAGCCATGAGCATCCCGTCAATCTCTCGCGTCATCTGGTCTTCGGACATAGGAATGGCTTTGCAGGTAGTGATCGTTCCGTCTGTATCTGTATAAGTTCCGGAAATGACGCCCCACCCCGACAGGCAATCCAGCCCGTACAGCGCCGTAAGTGCATTTGTCGCGATGTTTGTCAAGTCCGTTCTCCGAAATCGGCGAGAAGAGGAAACGAAAAAGAGACGGCGCGGGATGCGGCCCGCATAGCCGTCTCTTTCGACTCCATCCCGCGAAAATGGCCGTTCTCACAGGACTCGCCAACTGAAATGTATTACTCTATATGTATACGCGAGAAAACCAGCCTGTCAAGAGGCTGATTTTAAAATGTGGCTATATGTGGCTGTTTATTTTACATTCACCCGAAGATGCTGCTGAATGGGTTGTGCTTGAGGTTGCCAACCGAGTCAAACTGAGCTTTCATGTCATTTGCGAGGCGCTTCTTGTTGCAGTCTGCGCAAAGCGTCACCGCGCCCTTCCGCCATTCCGTTCCGAGCTTCAAGCGCGCGACAAGTTTGTTGCAGATGATGCACCGCAATTCGTCCTGCATCGCTTCCTCCTAATAAATGGCTCCGGTAGGAGGATTCGCCTCTTTCATAGAGTTCTCGAAGACAATCACCGCATATGCATCCGTAATACTCTGAATAGTGGTCACACATGATGTTTTTGCACCCTGCCCGGTTACATGCCATGACACCCATTATCGCCTCCCTTTCTTCCGCTTCTTCCGCTTCTTCCTCTTCTTCGGCTTTGATTTCGCTGTTTTCGGGTATTCTGTCTTCGCAAACCCGTGTTTTTCGGCGAAATACGTGGCGTCAGCCGCCATTTGTTCTCGCAGCCAGCGCTTCGCCTTGCCTGTAGACGTGCCCATTTCGTGAAGCACAAGACTCGCGTGGCTGTGGATAACATGCCATCCTGCCGCCTTAGCGCGCAAGCACCAGTCCGCATCGCTGCAAATATGGCGCAATTTCGGGTCTAACAGCCCGATTTCCTTCAATGCGTGGCCGTTTAGGAAGACAGAAGAGAACGTCGCCCACGGCTCCTCTGTGGTTGCCTGGAGGTCGCCTTTACTCGCCATTCCTTGTTTATGCACACCGTGAGGCCAGCATTGACCGGATCCCCCCCAACAGATACGGTCAGGATGCGCCGTAAGGCGGTTCTGAGAGCCTACGCACGCGCAAGGGGGGCAAGTGACCATCACGTGCAGAGCCTCTTGTACGCAGTTCCAGAGCGGTATACAGTCGTTGTTGAGTATCCACGCGACCGCATTTTCTTCGACGTTCGCCAGCGCCTTGTTTACGGAGGCCGTGAATAGCTCTTGCGACTCGTTATCGTCAACGATATGGAGCTTCATGTACTCGTGCGGATAGTTGCAATCCGCGACGCCGTCAAGGCATTTGTTCAACAACGCCTCTCCGCCGAAATGCGGGATGATAACGTGGACTAGGGTTTTCATGCTTCCGCCTCATCAAATGAAAGGTCCTCTAATCCCTTCTTGGCTTCGCTGTTCTGCCAGTCGGCCTCAAGCTCGGCGTTGATCCAGTCAGCGGGTGCGATAGCTGCGTCATCAATCAGCATGGCGGCCTCGAGGTACGCGGCCTTCACCGCCTTAGCGCGGGCTACTCGCTCGTGCCGAACTAGCCCCTGGAGGTCGTTGATAACGCAAACGGCCTTCTTTCCGCACAGGGAGCAATGGAAGCCGTCACCGGTATTGCCTGGAGCCGGGTGCATGTGCCTGTCCATGTGGTCGCACTTGGTATCGGTCATCTCTTCCCCCTATTCCGCTTCCGCCTCATACGCATTGATCGCATCAAACAACACATCTACCGACTCCAGACGCTTCGCCCTATGCGAAGCAAAGAACGCCTTATCCGCAGCCTTCCACGGCTCCTGGATCTTGTACGTGTCGTCGTTCTCGGACTTCCCGCGCGTAAAGTGCATATGCTCAGCCATGACATCGCCAAGATAAACCCGCCGCCCTTCCGGGAGCATCTTCGCGATATCGTCAAGCCAGCAGTCAATGAAGTTGTGGATCAGCCCCTTCGGCGCAAACCAACCTAACGCGTCCCGCCATTTTCGGTGAATGAAAATGTTTGTTGCGAGGCTTCCTTCCCAGTAGGCGTCGTTGATGCAGACGAGTCCGAGCCTGTCGCCCCACGCCTCGAACGCTTCTCGGACGCGGTTGTCCCAGCCTTTCGTCCGGAAATGAATATCATCTCCGCAGAACATAAGGATATCGCCAGACGCGGCCATTCCGCAGTCCTGCCATTTCGGGACGCCATACTTCCTCTCCTGTGTCAGCAGCGTTACCTTGCAGCCGCGCAGCCCGGATACCACCTCCACACTCTCCATGTCGTCGTCATCGCAAGCGTAGACAATCTCCAGGTTCTCCGGTTGGTCGCAAGTTGCGACCGCAAGTTCGTGAAAAAGCGGGAGCTTCGCCGCGCGCCCGCGCGTCGGACATGTGATGCTGATAGTTTCGAGATCGGTCATTTGCCACCCTCTATTCTGACCTTTGCCGTTACGGTATACTTTCGTCCACTCTCGGTGAGCCTTATCCCGAACGTGTCGCTGTGTAGCCGGACGCCCTGCGCTTCGGCTAATGCAGCTAACCCTATTCCGTATTCCGTTAGCGCCACTTTTAGGTGTTTACTGTAAAGCTCAAGGTTTTTATCGTCAAAATCGTCAAACCCATCCATCTCTACTCCTCCTCTTCGGTACGGTCTGCGAGTAAATACAATTAGTTCTCATTGAACTTGAATCGCACGCCACGGTATATAACAGCGCTAGGCAGCTTGGTTGGTTGGTTTTCAGCAGCCTCTAGCTCGCGTATCCCTTGCATTGCTGTCTGTTCTTTCGAGAACGCGTCCAACTGTTTCTCGAAATCGATTCCTGCCTGTTTACTTTTAGCGACTTGAGTATCCAATGCGGGCATTCTTTTATTGAACTCCGACGCGCCGGACCAACTTAGTTTTATGCAATCAGAAAGCGTGCAGATAACCACGCCGAGAAATACACATACGATGACACCGATTAGGACGTACATCTCTACTCCTCATTTTCCGGGTTGGTTGGGTTCGGCCATTCAAGCATCGTCGGTGCTGGCACTTCATAGGCGCGACGCCGTGGAGTGCCTTCGGTGCACAGCGGAGACTCTGGCTCTGAATACATACCTTCACACGACAATGTATAGCCTCCTAAACCTCCACAAATGGCTTGACCTGCTCGTATTGATAGCCATGCACGAAATCACTTTCGCCTTGCGGACGGGAAAACTCTTGCTCCACGAGCGCCTCCCACGGCTTATCGCCCTTATGCCCCCAAGATCGTACCTTATTCAACATTTCCTCCTTAGACCGAACCCATGAATAATGATGGAACAGCGGCGCGCCCTTTATGTCGTGTACGTTATGAGTGAATCCAGGCACTCCCGAGAAAGCAATTCGCTCGCGCGGATTGAAAATCACCTCTTTGGACACAGCCTCTCTCCGTACAAGCAATCCGCAGCATTCTTTCGTTGTCGCCCGGTTCTTCGGCGTTCGGAAATACCAGTAACACGCAAACCACAGCGAGTTATAGATAGGTAACCCCGCGAAAAACGGTGCGGACTTTGCAAACCGCTTCCCGTCCGGGATTTCGTCAGCGTCCAGGAACAGCACCCACGGCGCGCTCGTCTGCTGAAAGCCCGCCCATCTCGCGAGATTGTGGTGATAATGCGCTGGTTTCTCCGCGTCGAAATCGAACGTCTCTAATTGTATGCCCTCCGAGGACAGGATTGCTTCTTTCTCTGCGAGGATTGCCGCTTGATCTTCCTCTGACTCTCCATTATACCGGTGGGTGCAGCGCGCTGCAATGATTTTATCAGAAAAATATCGAGATTGCAGCGCGCACGGTACGACGAACTGCGCATCCGTGCTAGACCATGAAATGACAACGTCAATTTCGTTGTTATCCACGCTTATCGCTCCTCTCCGTAGTAGACCATCTCGTTCCGCAATGCCCGCACACGCGCTCGCGCGAAATGCGCCCCCAGAAACGCCGCGTCTTGAATACACTCGACATGCAAGAGCCGCAGTCGGGACATTCAAGGCCGGAAGGCGGTTTCTCTACGTCAGGCATAGATTCCCCTCTGTGCCTCGTCAAGCAACTTCACAATCGCGCGCGTGCTGATCTTCTTCCACGGCCTGCACCAGTCAAGGTCGCTCTCGTACATAGCGGGGCGCTCCCCGATATGCGTTTGATTCCAGTATTTACCCTCGCGGAACGCCTTCGGGCAATACGCGCGGATGGTATTATATTCCCGGACGCGCAAGTCCGGGTCAATGTTATACATTACTGCAACCGTAGGCGTATCAAGCGCGCCTGCAACGTGCATCGGGCCTGTATCCGTCGTAACCACGCCGTCAACCGCATTCAAGAATCCGCACAGCCGGTCAAATCCAGGGCCACACCACTCCGTCGCGTCGTAAAGATGGTCGTGAAGCCCCTCCTCTCGGAGAATCTGCATCATTGCCTTGTGTCGCGTCGCTTCTAACGGGCCTGAAATCACGCCTACACTCCACCCGCTTCCGATGAGTTCGTGGATCAAGGGCTTCCACAGGGGCATAGGGAGGCGTCTAGGGCCGGATGCGTGAGGGTTGAGCGCCACTACCCGCCGTCCGTCGCCTCGTTTCCACAGTTCCTTGACGATATCGCGCCCGGATTCCTCCGCCTCCTTGCTGAAATACACGCGCGGCTTTACGTCTTCCGGAAGCCCTACGCCGAACCGGGAGCAATAATACCCGACAAGGGTGTTGCTCGTGAAGACAGGGTCTGCCACCATCAACTCGGAGGTCGCAACGAAGTTCATCGAGAAGAACGTTTCGGACACAAGCCCGATAGGGCACACCCGCGCTACGTGTGGATCGAACTTGAATAACTCGCGATAGAGAGGCGCGCGGTCTGCCTTGCATACCAGCGTGATGTCCGGTTCGTACCCGTCGCGCTTGATGCGGTCGTAGATTGCGCGGATGCCTACCGAACCGCAGACTAAATCCCCTAGGCCCGTCCCTACGCCGTTGTAGATCGCCACCTTGCACAGTCCGCCCTTCGTCAATAGCGGAGTAATGGCGTTCCATTTGTGTTCGAAGTCCTGATTGACGCTGCCTAAATCCTCCGCGTACCTGTTTTCCGCGTTGCCCATGAAGCGTTGATGGAGAGCATTGCGTACCGCACCGTCCGCCCGGCGTGGATCGATCTGGATAACGTCGCCGCACCATTTTTCGAACCGCTTGCGGCTCTCGTCTCGCCAGCTTCCCTCGTCAACTATCCACTCGCCGGATAGGTCGGTCCCGTCGATGTTGACGCCGAAGGCAGGGTTGAACTTGGTTATTCGCATTGGTTTTCCTCAACTATCTCCGCCCACGCCTCGCCTTATCGAACCAGCTTGCCAGGCTAACGCCCGCCCGCTTTTCGGCAATGCCAGGACCGACAACGCAGCCCTGGAAGTTTGCGACAACGCAGCAGCCTACGAAGCAATCCCATAAATGGTTGTCGCTTCTCGCTGGCTTAGTCTGCCACCGCTCTTTCTCGGAACCGTCAAGCGCGGTGTCCATGTAGCAATACTCGGACGTAAGCTGAGAGACGAGATAGGAATGCTTGCGGGGGTTGTCGCCGAAGAGCGTTACCGCGCCGACGCTGCCGACATCCGCAAGGAGGCGCTTCGCCGCGAAGGTCTTATACCAGTTCGCATCGAACCGGCACAGCCTAACAGCCCGACGCCCGCTTCGGATTGGTTCAAGAACAGCCTCTCCCTGAGTCGGGTAGATAGCTCCCGTGCGTTTCCTCTCGATCAAGCTACGCCCCGGACGCATGTACTCGCCCTTGGACGGATAGGTGATACTGGCGAACTTGTTCTCTCTGCACCATTGATAGATCGTACTCGCGATACCGCCGCCGCTGTCAACGTGACACCGCGAAACGCGAAGATGCCCGCCGCCGTCAACCTCGTACTCCTTCCCCATGGTCTTCGCCGCGATAGAATCAAGCGCCGCGTAGGTAGCGCCCTCTCTTGCGCCAGACCCGGTCTTCTCGATTCCGTAGTCGATGATAGCGCCTGACATATTCCCGGCCCACGCGCACACCATCCAATGCAACTGATCTTCGCCCCAGTCGATGAACTGCGCCAGATGCGCGCACTGGACAGGCACAACCCCGCGCGGAAGACGGTTTACTCGCTTCGCCAGTTCCGCCGGTTCCAACTTGTTGATGCTATCGCCAACCGGGTCGGCGGGAGTGTTCTGGCATTCGCTGTTGAATACGCGTTCGCCACCGATCAAAAAGATGTTCATTGCATGCTGAACGGCGGAAAGTTCACAGTCCTTATTATAGCATCCTTCCCAACTGACCGATGCCCCCTTGTGCATCTCATCCCAATTATCCTTGAGATACTTGTTTGCATGGACAAGCGATTTCTTTCGCCCGTCCGGGTCGCTATCGTCATACTCTTGGATCAGTGACGCGTACGCGCCTTCCCAGATGCTCATGTTCTCAGGCCATGACCTCAGCATCGGGATTTTCTTGCGTGTCCACCCGTGATGCGGATACCGCGCGCCCGCCGTCGGGTGCATCATCCTATCAACTAGGTCGCCCTTGTAGATGATGGTGCATGGCATGACCAACGCGATAGACGTGTCGTGGCCAGCCAGCCGCTGAATGGCGTTTGCGATCTTGTCTTCGCGCTTGTCGCATTCGGAAGCACTTTTCGCGCTTTCCTGCGTCTGCGGGTCGTCAATAATAACGAAGTCAGGCCGGAGTGGTCTACCGTCGCGCCGCTTGTGTTTCATTCCGCGAATCTTCGCCGTAATGCCCCTGCATCTAAGCAGGCTACCGGATGAGATAGAGCCAGGAATGGACGGGAAGACGATTGTGTCGCCCTTCCATTTCAGATATGTTCTCTCCCCGTTATACAGTTGCCCCGGTGCGCGCTGTGCTACGCCCTCTAACGCACGGACAGGAAAACAAACCTCGGGGAAATCCTCTCCAATCAATTCATTCTCTTCGATCTCTGCACGAATAGAATCTAGCTGATCCACCGCATGGCCAAGGTCTGGTCCGACAATACAAACAAACTTGCGATGCCCGTACAGCGTAGCCCAAAGCGCGCCAGCCTCCGCGATGGAGCTTTTCCCGAATCCACGATAGATAGCCTCGATAAACATGCCGCCGTCAATAGCACAGGCTTGGATTTGCCGGAGGATGTCGATGTGGTCTTCGGATAGTTCGTTATAGAATGTCTCTGGTAGGTAGGTAATGCAAAACTCGACAAGACCAAACTCGCAACGCGCGCGGCGTTCCGGATCGACTACGGGTGGGATTTCGCCGATGTCGCGGACGGATTCGTTCTCCGCCCGCTTGCGTTGTGCGTCTTCTTTCCGCGTTCGTGCCACCGACCCTCCAATCGAGACACTGACAATATACGTCACATGACGTAATTTGTCAAGCTATTTCTTTGCCATTCTGTAAGAAAAGGGAGTCAGTTACCCCCCGGTAT